GGCGGTTGGGTCGGATAAGGACTCGTATGAGGATGTGAAGTTGGAAAATGGGGTGTTTCTTTATATGTCGAAGAAGTTGAAGAAGTATGTTCCTGTGAAGGAGAAGTCTTTGGACTCGATTTACCTTGAAGTTGAAGGTAAGGGTGGTGCGTTGGACTTTATTCTTCCTTCAGAGATTCTTTCTGACTAAATACCTTCTACGATGATGATACATCCGTATGTGAGGCGGACGGAATACGTTTATGACGTAGATCGTCTGCTTTTGGAGTGGGAGAGACTTGAAACCAAAGTTCGATGGTACAACGGTCTACAGACCTGTCTACAATATGACAGTGATCGAGACCGTGCTGGACACGGACACTTAGTGAACGGCACTTGTTTTATCGACGGTGCAGGGTCTTTCAAACAAACCAGTAAGGAAGAGTCAAGCTATGATACTCTGATTCCCTGTTATGAGGGAACATTGTTTGAGAACATTATAAATGACTTGAGTGGTGTGCGTACTCGCGTAATGGTGGTGAGTAAACACACTACATATTCTATTCATAAAGACAGAACGAAGCGATACCATTTGGCTCTGATTACGAATCCACATGCGTTCTTTTTGTTTCCGAATGCGGGTCTACACAATCCATTAGTGCATATACCCGTTGACGGATACATTTACGAGGTGGACACAACACAATACCACTCGTTTATTAATTGTGGTGAGAACAGGACGCATCTGGTCATAGGGAGTAGATAACGTTGTCTACGAAGTACAAAATAGTTTCTACAGAGGTGGAACATCTGAGCAAAGATGAAGCAGCGGAAGTGTTGCTTCAAATGCAACAGATGAACCCATCGAAAAAACTTGAAGTACTACAGTACAACTGGAGTCACGAGGAGAAACGCCTCGGGCGTGACCCAGACTTACATTAAACTTTATAAATAGTCTCATGGAAAAATCTTTTTTTATGGGACGCGATGGATTTGAATGGTTCGTCGGCGTTGTCGAGGACCGAAATGATCCAGAACAAATCGGCCGTGTGAGAGTTCGATGCCTTGGTTATCATACTGAGGATGTTGTTGCACTCCCCACGGCTGATTTGCCGTGGGCACATGTCATGCACCCTGTTACAGACCCATCTATGCAGGGATTAGGCACTACTCCCTCTTGGTTAACACCTGGCTCATGGGTGGTTGGGTTCTGGCGAGACCCAGAGTTTCAACAACCTCTGATTATGGGGACACTTCCTGGCCGCCCAAGTGAAGAATCTGACCCATCATCAGGATTCAGTGACCCTAGAGGACCAGAGGCTGCACAATCAGACTATCTCATGATGCCTATCTATGGACCATACCCTGGCGACATAGAACACAGTAATCATAGCGTGAGAGAACCAGACACAAGTCGTTTAGGAAGAGGAAAAGCATCAGAAGACCACAAGTCTCTGTCAGACCGTAGAGCAAGAAGACTCAGCGGTGACCCTGCTAGTTCTGGAACAGGCATACCCACTGCAACCAAACCAAACCTTGAGAGTGTTTCTGACTCAGCAGTCATAGAGGAAAGAGGTTTCTGGGAAGAACCACACCCAAAGGGTATTCAGATTGATGCAGACCCGTATATTTCCGCTTCATACCCATACAATCATGTAACTGAATCAGAGTCAGGACATATTACAGAGATTGATGACAGTCCAGGCGCGGAAAGACTATATCGACAACATCGTACTGGTACGTTTGAGGAGATTCATGCTAACGGGGACATGGTTACAAAGATTATCGGTGACAATTACGAGATTGTAATCGGAAACGGCAACTGTGTCATCAAGGGTTCGCAGAATATCACGATTGAGGGTTCAGTGCGCGAACTTATCAAGGGAGATTACATACAAGAGATAGAGGGGGACTACTTTCGTAAGATACATGGCAATGAACGCATCAAGGTTGGTTGCAAACAAGATGCAGACGGTAAAGAGATAGGTGGCAACCGTGAAGAAGAGATTATTGGCAACCATGCATTTAACATAAACAATGACATAAATGGTCGAGTCGGCGGTGATAGAGTTGTCACCACTGAAAAGTCTAGCGTAGATGTCATTATGGGACAATACAAGTTGGATGTTCATGGAAATAAGATGGACTCTAATCCAAAACCAAGGGGGATACACATCAAAACGGCAAAAGACTATCTACTTGATGTGAGCACTAACTTCTCAGCGTCAACTATCTCTGGTATTGTGTCAATTAAGTCTGGAGATAAACTAAATGTAAAGTCTGCGGATAGAATGACAGTTACTTCAGAGCATGAATTTGATTTGGATTCAACAAGAACAATGGCAATGACCTCGGCAGCAAATATTGATATAGACTCTGGTGGTGGTTCAGCAACAGCGGCAAATAGTGTTAATATCAACAATGGGACAAAGGGTGCTGCTCGTCTTGATGATACTGTGGATACTGGGGATGACCCAGCAGGAATATCTGGTTCAGATGGTTCTAATAAAATTGAAACTTCATCTTTAACTGTGTTCATTGGAGACTAAACATGGTAGACTTTTCTAACGCCAATCTATGCGGTGCAAGTCCTGAGATGAATGACTTGTTTACAAAATTAGAACAGGCTGCTGATGAAATTGAAGCAAAGTTAGAAGAGGCAGCATCCGCTGCTGCTTCTGCATTTGGTTCTCTTGAGGGTGAATTGAATGCGTTGTCAGATAAGTTAAAATCTGTTGAGATTCCACAATTACCAAAATTAAATCTTCAAGCGGAGATTAAAAACCTAACTTCAATACCCATAACCGCTCCTGAGTACGCTACCACATTGGCAAACATAGCATCAGAGTTTGGTTCATCTTTGACAGCTTCGGGATTTAGTTTGGATTCACTCGTCTCTGAGGCAACATCACTTGCTTCCTCTGGTGGAAACCTATGTTCTGCTGTTCCAAACTTTGAAAAGGTTGCGGGGTCAACTGAGGATGCAGTGCGGAAAGCAGAGGAGGTGTTACAACCCACTGTCGCTGCTCTTACTGAAACAGCATCTACAGTAGTTCAGAACACAGAGGTCACAGAACAAGTGACAACGATAACAAATGATGTTGCCGCAACACAAGCTCCTTTAAAAACTGGTGGAGATGAATTTTTAGAGGATGACGGTGTGTATACAGTCGTTGAGGAGAAACAAGTTAAGCAAATACAAACGGATGCTGGAACGACAAAGGTAGTTACTAAAAAAGTAGAGAAGGTGGAGGAGAAAAAGAACGTTGCTCCAAAGTCAAAGTCAGATGGATTTGTGCATAGGACGGAAACAGAAACTCTAAAAGTTAAAGCTGATGATGGTGATATAGACACAGACAATCAAGGGTTTACGTACTTCACAGTAGACCTTAATCATGTACCTGTGAACGGAACTATAGTAGTGACACAATTAAATTTAGATCCTACTCAAGTTACCACGTTTGAAACAACCCGTAAAGGAGCTGATGGTGAACTATTAGTTGGATACAAAGAAAGATACGGTGTTCATGGTGAGGATATAGTCTTTGAAACCCTCGAAAGAAGAGGAGATTATGAACGTGCAAAAGGTGAGTTTGGCAAATCTGCTAGTATAACCACAAAAGGAAAAGAACTTACAATTAAAACGCCATATAACATATCGGATGACCATCCTGGCAACCTAGAATCAATTGAATATAGAAGGTTGGGAAGGGCTGGACAGAAAAGACCTTTCTTTAAATGTTTTATGAATAAACCAAAGGGTGGTGGTAGATTACGGTCAGATGACCGGATGAACAAACGATTTAAAGGGTTTTCTTTTATAATCTCATATGATTACAGGTCAAATTATGACCCAGAGCCGTCAACATGATTTTAAAAAGAAAATCTTTAGTCACACTAAATATCAGGTATTGGATGCCAGACCATGATACTATACTACAAGAGTTTGTATGGCAAACGCGAGATGTTAAACCAGAGTATCCAAGAGTACACAAGTTTTTAAATTTTTGGCATGAGAACATTGATGCGGTCATATCAGAGGTTCTTTTGTGTGACGAACATGAAACGTCTTATAGAGCAGTGAGGGAGATTTATAATGGCTAAAAGAAAAAAGAGTAGAGCACATCAGGAATCTAAAGGTGAACGTAGAAATGTTGCTAAGTCTACTCGTAAACAGATGAGAGATGCAGTTACCCCTCTCACGATAATGTCTAACAAAATGAAAGCGTGGAGAGCAGGAAAAAACGTCATAGTCACGATTCCAAATCCAAACAAAAAAGAAACAAACAAAAAATTTATCAAGGTGAACGCAAAAGAGGTTTGGGGTTCACCAAAGAAATTTATTATGAAACAAACTGCGAGTGAGTGAGTATAAATAATATGAAAAAGGACTACTCATGGCAACCGAAGACTCATACCTAAACACCAGTTATTCTGATGCACAGTCTAGGAATATTAATACGACAAGGGATTCGCAAGTCTTTAAAGATTTAGACTTGTTTTTTAGTAAAAAATCTACATCTAGCGATATCTCTAAAGTAAGTGGTGTTCAGTCAATCAAACGGTCAGTAAGAAATCTTATTCTTACCAATATCTATGAGAAACCTTTTCATCCAGAGATAGGTTCTGGTATTCGTGATCTTCTATTTGAACCCCTTAGTCCTATCACTGCCTTTGTATTATCACAGAGGGTAGAAGACGTGATAGAAAATTTTGAACCAAGAGCAAGACTTGTTGGTGTGCGAGCATTACCTGACTTGGACAGAAATTCTTACGAGATTAGTATTGAGTTCTACGTTCAAAATGCCCCCACGGAAATAATTGACACCACGGTTCTATTAGAGAGATTACGATAATGGCAGCAAATCCAAAAAGACTTAATGTAACAGAATTAGACTTTGATGATATCAAAGACAATCTAAAAGTATTTCTCAAAGGGCAGACAGAATTTACTGACTATGACTTTGAGGGTTCGGGTATGAATATTCTTCTCGACACTCTGGCATACAATACTCACTATCTTGCGTTCAATGCAAACATGCTTGCAAATGAAATGTTTCTTGATAGTGCCTCTTTACGTTCATCCATCGTATCACATGCAAAAA